CAATAAAGTTATCCACAACCTTATCCACAGCCTGTGCAGGGGGGTGGGGGGTTATCCACAGCCTGTGGAAAACGGACGCGGGGGTGTTAAGTCTGACGGCGGGTACATACATACTCCCACAAAAGAAATTTACGCTAAAGTGAGATCCAGGTAATGTCCTAGTTTGTACACATATTTATGTGACCTTGGTAACAAATACAAAATAAAATCTACCGTAGACGGGAAATCGGGTATTTTTCCTGCCTTAGATATAGTAGGGAGTAAAACGATCCACTACTAGTTTTACGACCAGTACTCGCTGCGTTGGCACTACGCGAGTCCCCTAGGACGAGCACCAACTTACCCCTCGCTTCGCTGTGGCTTGCGAGGGCGCTAAGCCCGAAGCAGTGACTGCTTTTAGTGGGGATAGTTCTATCTCCAGTATAAACACTTCCCCTAGTATAAAATTTTTTTTTCGCGCCTTCGGCGCTTTATTAGAGGAGACTACGTGGCAGAAAAGTCTAGTGACATTGCCAAGCGTCTTATCCTTAGTGGTGTAGCAGAAGGTCTTACCATCGAGGCAGCCACGGCTGCATCTGGTAAATCCTATAAGACCTACGAGTATTATCGCAGGACCGATAAGGTCTTTGCTGACAAGATGGACCGAACAAGGCTAGGTCTTAAAGATAAGAACTTTGCCTCATCCGATGTCCACGACTTAGACTTTGCAGAGTTCCGCCAGAGGTACCTACACTCTCGTACCTTTCCACACCAGCAGAACCTAATAGATGTGATCGAGGGTCGTCCCCCAGGCTGGCTACATCCCAGTATGAAGTACGAACCAGGGCTGGCTAATAATAGAATCTTGCTTAATATCCCGCCCAACCACGCCAAGTCTATGACGGTGACGGTTGACTACGTTACCTGGCAGGTTTGTCAGAACCCTAACTTCCGTGTGCTGATTGTCTCCCAGACACAGCAACTAGCAGCAGACTTTCTCTACGCCATCAAGCAACGCCTGACTCATCCTAATTATGAAGCACTGCAACAGGCATACGCGGCTGGCGTAGGGTTTAACTCTAAGACCGCCTCTTGGCAGGCAACCCGTGTGACCTTTGGTGATGAACTCCGTGAGTCATCTGAAAAGGATCCGAACATCGAAGCCGTCGGTATCGGCGGTCAGATCTACGGCAAGCGTGCAGATATGATTATCGTAGACGATGCGGTAACCCTAAAAAACGCTAATGAGTTTGAGAAGCAGATTCGCTGGTTGACCCAGGATGTGCGTTCTCGTCTTAACCCTACTGGTAAGTTAATTATCGTAGGTACCCGCGTTACAGCAATTGATCTTTACAAGGAACTACGTTCCGAGGACCGCTACCCTGGTGGCTTGGTACCCTGGACCTATCTGGCTATGCCAGCGCTACTGACAACAGATGAGGACCCTGAGAAGTGGGAAACCCTCTGGCCTGCCAGTGATGCTCCATTTGATGGACAGACAGAATCAGATTTGAATGAGGACGGCCTATACCCACGTTGGAATGGTCGCAACCTTTACAATGAACGTCAAGCAATGGATGCATCTACCTGGGCGCTGGTTTACCAGCAACAGGATATATCAGATGATGCAATCTTTGACCCAGTATGTGTGCGAGGTTCTATAGATGGAATGCGTAAAGCAGGTCGTTTGGTTCCTGGTCACCCAGGGCATCCGCGTGACCTTAGTGGCTTTTCTGTTATTTGTGGTCTTGATCCCGCTATGGTTGGTGATACAGCCGTCGTTTGTTACGCTATTGATCGGGTTAGTCATAAACGCTATATCGTTGATGCTATTAAGATTACTAGGCCAACGCCTGCTGCAATCCGCCAGTTAATCTTTGATTGGACTGGGCTATACCAACCTAGCGAGTGGATTGTAGAGAAGAATGCGTTCCAGTCTTTCCTTACACAAGACGAAGGTATTAGGCAGAACCTGGCCTCTAGAGGAGTGCTACTGCGGGAACACCATACTGGAACCAATAAGTGGGACTCAGGCTTCGGTGTTGCATCAATGTCAACTTTGTTCGGCACCAAGCAGTTCGATGGAAAGCACCACCGCGATAACCTTATTCACTTACCTTCAGATCAAACTGAAAACATTAAGGCGCTCATTGAGCAATTGATTACCTGGTCTCCTACTACTAAGGGCAAGACCGATATGGTGATGGCTCTGTGGTTCTGTGAGATCAGAGCACGTGAGATGCTTAACCAAGGTATGCACAAGACCCATCATATGAAGAACCCATTCCTGTCTCGTAGTGAGATAGGCAAACGAACAGTTATCAACATAGATGAACTGCTCGCAGAAAAAGATCGTACGTTCATCTAACTAGGAGATAACAGTGGACAAAATGAAGAAAAGCAAGTCAATGGACAAGATGCCAGCACGCAAAATGCCTAAAGGTTTTGAAATGCCAACAGCAAAGAAATCTGTTGAAAAAACTGCAGTTACTGTTAAGCCAAAGTCTTCTGCAAAACCAACTTCTGGCAAAATTAAAATTACAAACGTTAAGGTATCTACTTCTGGTGGACCTAAGCCTAAAGCAACTGTATCTGGCAAGGCAATGACTGCTAGCGCAAAGGTTACAAAGCCAACAACTAAGGTTCCTACCAAAAAGCCTGCACCACTTACAGGTCCTGCTGCTGTTAAAGAATACCAACGCCAAGTTTCACCTGCTGGTGTAAAGAAGGCTGAAGCAGATGCTAAGAAGGCCCTTGATAAGAAGTATCCAGGATTATACAAAAAGTCTAAGTAAGGAAAACAATTGTTATCAACTAAAGAGGTAGTAGCCAAGGTTAATCGCCTACAAACGCGCTACGCTGCACGTGATCAGAGAATGCGTGATGTGCTCTCTGTACGTCAGGGAGACATCAGCAAGGTTTACCCTGCAATGTTTTCGGAGGAATATCCAAAGCCTCTAGTTGCTAACTTCATTGACGTAGCAGCGCGTGACCTTGCAGAAGCAATGGCACCGCTACCATCATTTAACTGTGCTGCAACCAATATGGTTTCAGACTCAGCACGCAAGGCAGCAGACACACGTACTCGTATTGTTAACCATTACGTCAGCGCATCTGAACTACAAATTCAAATGTACACTGGTGCTGACTGGTTCAATACCTACGGTATGTTGCCAGCAATTGTGGAGATGGACTACGAGACAAACAATCCTCGTATTCGTTTGCTTAATCCTTTTGGTACTTATCCTGAGATTGATCGCTTTGGTCGCACCATCTCTCTTACTCAGGTAATGGCATCTGATGCTGAGACATTAGCAATGCAGTACCCAGAGTTCTATGACCAGATTATGCCAAAGAATGTTTATTCTCCTGGCTCACCTTATGTGTCACTAGTTCGTTACCACGACAAAGACCAAGATCTAATCTTTATCCCAGAGCGTAAGAACCTAGTACTCTCAAACATTCCAAACCCTATTGGTAAGTGTATGGCATATGTTGCTATGCGCTCATCCATTGACGGTGAAGCACGTGGACAGTTTGATGATGTTCTATCAGTTCAACTTGCTCGTGCTCGCTTTGCAGTATTGCAAATCCAGGCAGCAGAGAAATCTATCCAAGCACCTATTGCTATCCCACAAGATGTGCAGGAACTTGCACTTGGTCCTGATGCGATTATGCGTTCTGCTAATCCACAAGGTATCCGCCGTGTTCCTTTGGAACTACCACCTGGAGTTTTCCAAGAGTCAGGTGTACTAGAGCGTGAACTACGCCTTGGTTCTCGTTACCCAGAGGTTCGCTCAGGTAACATTGATGCATCTATCGTTACAGGTCGTGGTGTACAAGCGCTACAAGCAGGCTTTGATACACAGATCAAATCAGCACAAGCACAGTTTGCTCGCTTGTTTACAGACCTTGCTTCTCTTTGCTTTGAAGTAGATGAGAAGATCTTTGGTTCTATGCAGAAGGAAATCAAGGGCGTAGACGACGGTACTCCATTCAATATGAAGTACATCCCATCAAAGCAGATTGATGGCAACTACGGTGTAGATGTTCGCTACGGCATTATGTCTGGTATGGACCCTAACCGTGCAATCATTGCATTGCTACAAATGCGTTCAGACAAACTCGTATCTCGTGACTATGTACGTCGTGAGATTCCAATGGAGTTAAACGTAACGCAGGAGGAACAACGTGTTGATATTGAAGAGATGCGCGATTCTTTGCGTGTTGCTGTTGCACAGTACGCTCAGGCAATACCAGCCCTTGCAGCGCAAGGCCAAGACCCGTCTCAAATCATTACTCGTATCGCTGAAGTTATCCAAGGTCGTCAAAAGGGTCTTCAGTTAGAAACTATTATCGGTAAGGCATTTGCTCCAGAGCCTGTACCAGAAGCGCCAGTAGCACCAGAATTAATGCAAGGTGCACCTCAGATTCCAGCAGCAGGTGCGATAAACGCCCCAGCCTCAGCGCAACCTCCACAAGAACAAGGTGGAATGTCCCCTGCTGCTGGTCAACGTCCAGATATAGCAAACCTACTAGCCGCCATCGGCGGGGCAGCATAAAGAGGGGGTGTAAATATGAACAAGGGATCACGTGCAGCAGCACCAGTTTCAAAGCCAGTCGAAGGCAAGAAAGATACTTCTAAGCCAGCAGGCGGAAAAGTATTCTTCGGAATGATGCCAGCAGGTCGCAAAGGCTCAGCAGTAAAAAAGGGATAATCTTATTCTAATTAACGGAGGTACTGGGCGTGAGTAATTCAAATAAAGTTCCACGCTCAGTACACTTCGCTGATTTTTTAGTAGTCCTTTCAGGCTTTGCACATAACATTGCAAGTTCTGTACAGACAGCAACAGAAGAACTAATGGAAATAGCAATTTACAATGCTAATAGAAACTCTGAAGTCAATAAGGCTTGGGAGCAATTTTCAAATGATTTAGAAAAGATACAGGAGGAAACCGATGGCAGATAACCCAATCAGAGGCGTATCAGGACCTGGTAAATTCTCCGTTCGTACAGATCTACCAGCATCACAAAACTATGGTGACCGTAAGGCTATGCAAGAACAAATAGCAGGAGCACCTACCGCTAAAACAGCAGATGTTCGCGGTTTACCTACAGGTGAAGTTCAGGCTGCAGCACAGGCTGCACCACAAGTACCTGTCACAGAATTATATGCACCAACTCAACGTCCTGATGAACCAATTACTTCAGGTGTAGCAGTAGGACCAGGCCCAGGACCAGAGGTAATGGGCTATGCAGGACAATCAGAGAAACTATCTGACATCCTTTCTCAGATGCTTCCATACGATACAGATGGTGAAATAGCAATCCTTTATCAGCAAGCCGTATCTAGAGGTCTGTAATGGCAGAAACGCCAAAGAACTCCAACCTTGCACAAGCAGCATTTCGTGCGGGTCTTAATCCTTCGCAGACACGTCAAATTGATGGCCTTGCTTCAGCGTTATCTACACACCAGCGTTTGTCGGATCTACCTCAGCCATATGCCTACGATGAGTTTAACAAGTTACCTAACAACAAGAAGCAATCGCTAGTATCACTAACTGGTACTAATAAAGCAGATGATGAACCTAATCGTTCTTGGTTAGAATCTGGTGCTCACTACGCATTCACACCTTTTAAGGTAGCAGCAAAGACTTTGTTTGATGCACTTGATTATGCATCAGATACAATGACTCGTGTCTACCGTACTGGTGCTATCGCTGCTAATGAAAACATTAACTTCGGTGATGCTTGGGGCAAAGCAGGTCGTGACGGTGAGAACGTATTCATCGAAGACCGTATCAATACAGCAGTTTCTCGTTATGGCAACGCACGTGTAAATGTAGCCAAGCGTATTGCAGCAGGTGTTGCTCCAGAAATTATCTTTGCAGAAGCACAGAACGAAGAAGAAAAGCGTATTGCTGCACAAGCACAGCAAAGCGATACAGGCGATATTATGGATCCGCTACTGCGTGATGCTGTTGCAGAAGTAAATGCTGCTAAGTATTCTCCAGGTCGTCAAATTGCAAACTTATTCTTACCTAAAGATCTAGAAGGTCAAGGACCTCTTTACTCTTGGATCTCAGGTTCAGTAGATGCTTCATACCGTTTATTTATGGACCCAACACTTGCGCTAGGCAAGGCACGTAAGATTTATCTTGGTGGTTCACAGGCTCTCAAGGTTACTGGCAAGTACGCAGCAACTGCAAAACTTGGCAGTGCTGAGAAGGTTTCTAAGTACTTTGATACTACAGATATCTTTGGTACAAAGAACGTACAGAACTTGTGGACAGACTACACAGATCGTTTCACTAAGTATGTCGCTGCAAAGAACTCAGGCAAGACTGAGGATATTGTTGCAGCACGTACTGCTCTCAATGATCTAGTTCCAGAACTAAAGGATGACTTCATTGTTTCTTTTAAGTCTTTTGGTGAGAAGGAATTTGGTGGTAAGTGGGACTTAGATACCGCTAAGGCTTTTCTATCAGATG